TGCGAGCAAGTTTATTAGTCAGCAGACTGCATCTATCAGAAACATAGATGGAAATTTATATGGGACTTGCAGGTGAAGGACGTGTAGAAAAACGCTTTCGTGTGGCTCTTGAAGGTCAAACAGTCGATGGACGAGAACTCACTGGACAAGAAATTCAGCAAATGGGTGCAAGTTACAGTCTGGAAAAATATGGTGCACGAATCAACCTCGAGCATTATTCAGGATGGTCACCTGAACCACCTTTCAATGCCTATGGCGACGTCATCAAAGTTGAAGCTGTACAAGAAGATGGCAAATGGGTGCTTTATAACACCCTTTCAGCCCTGCCGAACTTTGTGGCCATGAATAAAAAAGGTCAGAAAATTTATCCATCGATTGAATTCTATCGCAACTTTGCAGGGACGGGCATTGCCTATCAAGTCGGCCTTGGTTTGACGGATACCCCTGCTTCGCTTGGTACAGAACCCATTAAATTTTCATCGAATCAATTTGCCTTATGCACTCAACCCAACGCGGAGATTTTTATGTCCCTGACAGCTCCAACTGATCAAGACACTTCAGTTCCAAATGATCCGAAAGGCCTAATCGAAAATATCAAAAGTTTACTTTCAATGGGTCAAACGAAAGCCTCGGTTCAGCCTGATGAATTTCAAGCTGTAATGACTCAAGGTGTAGTGGCTGCTTTAAACGGTATTAAAGAGCTGAATGAAAAATTCAGCAAATTATCGGCCCCACCTGCTGCTGCACCCGTCCAACAAACCACTACGCCCGTTGCCCCAGTTGAACAATCTGTGCCTGGTGCAAATACCGTACAAGACCAACTCAACCAAGCATTAGGACCGATTCTTCAGTCGCTTCAAGGTATGCAAACGCAGATTAATCAGCTCTCAACCACTGCTGTGAATCTACCTCCCGCTGCAAGCGGTGGTGATACCGACCAAGTTGCATACTAATTCAATCATCTAGGAAATAATCAATTATGGCAGTCGTTCTCAGTCCAGTTGCACGGACAAAACTTTCCTCTTATATCGCAGACATTGCACGTGCCAATAATGTTGAAGATGCACGTCATACCTTTGCGGTTCAGCCCGTTCCTGAACAAAAAATTATTGCTGCTTATCAAGAGTCGGCAGACTTCTTAAAAATGATCAATGTTTTCCCTGTTGATAATGCCAAAGGGGAAAAAATCGGTTTACAAGTAGGTACAACCGTCGCAGGTACCACGGACACTCGTGTCAAAGCGCGTACTCCTGTTCCAGTTGGAAATCTAGATTTACTGGATGAGTATGACTGTACCCAAACCAACTATGACGTGGCTTATTACTGGTCATTGTTAAATGCGTGGAAGCATCATCCTGACTTTAAATCAAAGCTGCAGGCAATGGTGATTAAAGCGATTGCATTGGACAAACTATGTATTGGTTTTAATGGTTTGTTTCGTGCTCCAACATCTGACCGCGTGGCCAATCCAATGTTGCAAGACGTGAAAAAAGGTTGGCTACAAAAAATTCGTGACCTTGCCCCTGAGCAACATTATGAAGGTAAAGACGATGGTACGGGCAAAATGGTCACTGCGATCGGTGCAACCCATGAGTTCAAAACTGTCGATGGCTTAGTGGAGTTTGCCGTTGAAGAATATATTGCTGAACAGCACCGTGAAAGTGGTCTGATTGCCATTTGTGGCCGTGGCATTTTGAGTGACAAATATCTGCCTTTGTTAAATACCATTCAAGACCCAACTGAGCAGCTGGCTGCACGAACCATTTATGCCAACAAGCAACTCGGTACCTTGCCTGCTATGCACGTTCCGAAATTCCCTGCAAAAACGATTTTGATTACCACGCCTGATAACCTTTCGATTTATCTGCAATCAGGCACCTTGAATCGTTCTATCGTAGAGCAACCTGAATGGGATCGCGCGGTTGACTTCCAATCTGTGAATGAAGACTTTGTGGTCGAAGACTACAGCAAATGCGTCCTCATCGAAAACATTGAGGTAACAGCCTAATGTCAAATTCAATGCGTCAAGATCGTGAAAAAAAATTAGCTGAAAAGCGTTTGAGAATGGCACTCAGCGCTGATCCACGCTTGCTAAAAAAGCGAGTGGCCAAAGGATTAGAAGTTGATCCTGAAAATGCTGCTGTTCAAGCGAATACAGACGCAACAACACCGACAGCTAATGTTGAGCTTCGCTTATTCAATCATTTGAATCAGTTGAAAGACAATAAATCGGTTCAGGATAAAATCGAGCTCAAAAAGCAATGGTTACCTGAATATTTCGGCTATATCGACGGTTGCCTCGCTATTTCACCTTCGGCTCAAAACACCTCACTGGTGACCTTAATGATTTGGGCAGTCGATGCGGGTCTATATGAATTAGCTGTCCGTATTGCTGAGTATGCTTTGTTAAATGACATGGTGATGCCTGAAGGTCATAGCCGTGGTATTGCGGAGTTTGTTACTGAGCAATGTGCTAGTGATTTTAATGACGATATTGACCTCGCCATTGAAAATGCGGAAGTGATTCAGCGAATCATTGATCTTGGTGTCGGAGAACAGATGGTCGATCAAGTTCGCGCCAAAATTTTCCGTTCATTAGGTGATGCTCTTAACGAAGCTCAACCTGTAGAAGCCCTAAATGCTTATAAAAATGCGTTGCGACTCAACAGTAAAGTCGGCTGTAAAAAAGAAGTTACAGCACTAGAAAAACTGTTGAACAAGCAATCAACCGAGTCGTCTCCCGACGCCACTGTCGGCTCGCAGGCAGATTCAACGACTGTTTCGGCAGCTGCTGAGTCTGATCCTGCGTCCACCGACTCTACGCCTACGGAGTAAGGATCATGCTGCTAAATGAATCCGTTTCTGAACAGGTGGTGCAAAACCCTGAAGCTGACCGTCCAAACGTCAGTATCACAGACTTGCTCGGAACGGTTCGTTTAGACAAGTCCAAAGGTCAGGATCTGCTTGCTGAAAAAATCACACTGGCGATGGACATGATCAATGATCAAGTCCTGTTGCTAAAAATTGAGACTGAAGCGCAGATCCGGAAATACAAACGTGCTGTTTGCTATGAAGCAGCAGCACTAATTTGTGAAGACAATTTGGATTTTGATACCACCACGACAGGTCAATCGCGCGGTGAAAACCAACAAGCAAAAACGCAGTCATTGCGTCGAGTGGTCAACCACACGATCGCAGACTTAACCAATCAAAAACGCAATCGGATCAAACTGGTATGACTACCGTTTATGCAGTCCAAGGGGACACGCTTGATTCGATTGCTACCCGTTATTTTCCGAATAACCCGGTTCAGGTATTAGCAGACTTGATTGAATTAAATCCCGCACTTGAAAGCGTCATTTTAATTGAGCACCAAGCTGTGGTTTTGCCTGAAGCGATAACAACATCTACCACCCAAACACTTAAATTATGGGATTAAGTTATGTTAGAGCGCATAACAGCCCCGAAGGGGAAATCAATGAATGATCCGATTTCAATTAAAGGATTACCGTGGTTATTAAAAATTGCTGCAGCCATTTTAGGCGCGATTTTGGCACTGATTTTAAGTGGGGACATCGATACAGAAGGTCGAATTAAGATCACCGTAGGCGTGATTTTAAAATTCACTATCAGTGTGGCCATTAGCTTGTACGGTGGCTCAGCATTTATTGAATATTACCAACTCACCTCTTACTCGCTGATGTCGCAAGGCTTTGTCATGCTGATTTTTGCAGTATTTGGCATGTTGATGATCGGCATTTGGTATCAATCTTTACAGTTATGGAAAGGCAAAACAGTCAGTGAAATTATCGCTGAAGTGAAAGCAGCCTTTTCAGCACTATTCAAATAAGGATCTCAAAATATGAGTCTTACTTTTGATACAGCATTTGATCGCTTGATTGGACATGAAGGTAAATTTACGGAAGATCCCAAAGATCGCGGTAACTGGACAACGGGTGTGATTGGTAAAGGCCAATGTAAAGGGACTAAGTACGGCATTTCAGCCATGACTTATCCTGATTTAGACATCCGAAACTTAACCCTAGATCAAGCCAAAGCCATTTATAAGCGTGATTGGTGGGATCGCATAAATGCCGATGACCTTCATCCCGCAATTGTGTTTCAAGTTTGGGATTTTGCCGTCAATGCAGGCATGGGAACGGCCAAGCGTAAACTGCAAAAAGCGGTCAATGTGGCCGAAGATGGGATCATTGGTCCGATGACCATTAAAGCCATCAAAAAAGTAGACCTGAATGATGTTTTGTTGAAATTCAATGCTGCAAAACTCAAGCACTACACCAGTTTGAGCACGTGGCAACGCTATGGCAAAGGCTGGACAAATCGCACCGCTGATCAGCTCAATTATGCGGCCTTGGATAATTAAGGTATGAAAGCCCTCATCCCATTGAAATCATTTCTTGCAGAAAAACTGCCTGAAATGAGCCAAGACAAATGCCATTTACTCATCGTAAATGGCAACCAAGCTCAAGGCTATATGGAATATACAGTAAGGATTTTATTATTAGATTATCGCGGTGATCCAGTTGAAGTCCTGATGTTAGTGCGTCATTGGCTGCAGTCTAAAAAGCTGCATTTGGATGCGGCAAAAAAGGACATTCAAATTTCGTTTAGCAGCGAAATTATTGATACCAATACCTTTGACCTTGAAATTGATTTTCCACAACGTGACAAAATTGTTTCGGGTGAAAATGGGTACCATGTTTGCCCCGAAATGGTCTGGAGTGATGACCAGGATAAATTTGTCCCTGCAGGAACTGAATAAGTGGATGCGATCGTTGGCTTAAACCATTGGCTTGACCAAATTGCCCTGCGTTTAGAACCAGGACAACGACGAGAGTTAATGCGTAGACTGGCTCAGGGTTTAAGAGTTCGGCATCGTGATCGAATCAAGCAGCAGCGTGATCCCGATGGCTATCGATTTATTCCACGCAAGCGCAATCAGATCGGTCGGATTAAGCGTCAAGGTGCGCTGTTTCAAAACATTGGCAAGCAACTTAAAACGGAATATTCATCTGACCATGCTGCCGTCGGTTTTGGTGGACGTACCGCTTTTGTGGCCAAAGTTCACCAAGAGGGTGAAAATATTAAGCCAAGTAAGTATGCCAAGACCACACAATACCCGATACGGAAATTGGTCGGTTTCAGTAAAGATGATGAAAAATGGTTAAAAGAACAAATTTCAATTTTTATCTATACCTAAAAGTTCATCCCAATTTGACTTTTATCGTCAATTGTCGGGTATTTTTTTTGTGAATCATACATTTTATGTAATTCTAAAAATGTATCCTGATTCTTCACCTTATTTAACAAACCTTTTTGTTTTAGGGATAAGAACATTGCTATTGAATTAGCCTGGCAATTAATAGATTTTTCAGGATTAAATTCTATATCTGTAAATGCTTCATATTGGCTTAATTCCTCATGATATTGGGGGTTTGCATTTAAAGCATTTATATATAGCCAATCATAAAAGGCTGTACGTGGTAGTAAATCCCATTCTCGATCATAAAAATTAAATTTTAATAATTCTCCAGATTCTCTCAATCTTTGATCTTTTTTAGCTTCTCGAGACGTCCTACGTAACAAATCTAGAAAGGGACCGCCTCGCTCAAATACTTTACTACTTTGGAATGCACATTCCACACTAAACTCTTGATTCGATTTTTTATCAAACATCATTAAATTGAATGCACTTAAATTAATTCCAAGTTGATCTTGAGATTTACTAGAAACTTCTAGTATTTTTGTAAAACCATACTTTTCACGTATTTCTCTATGCAAGGAGTCAATACTTTTCTGCTTTTGTACTACAGCAAATCCACTGTAATATTGAAAATCAATAGTATCTTTTTTAACAAAACTACTTTCGCTATATTCAGGAATAAAAACTGGACGATTCGCCATTGCTTTACCTTTTAAAATCTAGGTTAAATCTTGCATATTTTCGGTTAGAAAACATCGCAGTATGATGCATCATTTGAATATGAGTATCAGGAAATAAAGAAGAATATCTATTTTTCAACTCACCTTTTTCAAAAAGGCAATATCCAAAATATTCAGGCTCTATAATTCCCTCCACTAATACTTCGGCTTGGACATCCGTAGGATCATGATTCTCTAACCAATGATCTCGATCATAAGCAAACATTGCTTCTAGTGCATTAGCATTATTGAAGTTATGGATTGGTAAGCCACTGACAGTATTTGTAGCAGCATTGATTGGATAAAAAAGGCAATTTTTCTCAGAAAGAATGCGTTTTGATATCAATAAGACAGCCCAATCAGTATTGTCTCTCTCACCATTTTCATCAATTCTACATCGCCAAAACATACTACAATTTGGAAAGCTTATTGATAAACAATTATAACCAGTTTTTCCATCAGCTCTAACTGTATCATTAATAAGTGTTACTTCATTATTAAGACCATTCAATAGACCTCTTGGGCATAAGCCATTACGTAAGATTGATGGTAAATTCTCTACACGTGTAAAGTGAACTAAATAAGGTATATTTCTAGCAGCTACTATAGCTTGAATAGCTACTTGCTCTTCATGTGTTGGCATTCCTAACTCCATCTTAATTTGATAACTTTTATAAAGTAGTTAATTATCTATTTTTATTAACAATTCAACATTGTGAGGTCTATCACAAAAATTTCAAGAGATAAAAATTAAAAATCCCAATTAAGTGTTAAACAGGAACTTACTACTCGTATTTTTTTTTAAACAAATTCATTCTTATTAACTATAAAACTCAGAACTCTTCATTTATATGATTGATCTTAGATGTAAATGCGGAAAATTACTGTGCCGCATAGAAAAACTCACAGTAAAACTTGAAATAAAATGCCCTCGTTGTCGAGCGGTCAATCATTGGAACGCCTAGAGCGTCAGGTTAGATAGCCTAGAGCTACCAACGGAGATGACTTATGTCCCCGAAAACTAACCCAAGTACTTCAACAAAACCAACGTATAACGCTTCAGGTCGTTCATTTTCAGGTTGGTTAGGTGGTAAATCACAACTGGCACGTACCATTATTGAAATGATGCCTGAACATAAACATTATTGTGAAGTGTTCGGTGGTGCTGGATGGGTGCTCTTTAAAAAATCAGCATCAACACTGGAAACCATTAACGATGTAAATGGTGACCTGATCAACTTGTATCGTGTCTTTAAATATCATCCTGATGCACTCGAAAAAGAGTTTGAAACTCAATTGATTAGTCGAGAAGAGTTTGAACGATTGAAGGCTGAAAATACTAAATCCTTAACCGATATTCAGCGTGCAGCGCGTTTCTATTACCTGTTGCGCACTTGCTTTGGTGCAAAGGCAACTGGGCAAAATTTCTTTTCTCATTCAGACCGAAAACCATTATTAAAATTAGGTGATGAACTTAAAGCAGTCCTTTCAGCCACTCATAAGCGCCTTCAAAAGGTCAACATTGAGAACCGCAATTTTGATGTCATCATCAATAAAATGGATCGCCCTGATACTTTATTTTATTTAGATCCACCTTATTACGACTGTGAAAATTACTATGGAGAGGATATTTTCAACCGCGCTGACTTCGAAACATTGCGGGATTTACTCAAAAACATTCAAGGTAAATTTATTCTGAGCTTGAATGATGTCCCTGCTGTACGTGAACTATTTGAAGGCTTTTTCTTTCATACCAAACAAATACGCTGGTCATTGAACTGTAATTCACAAGATGAAAATAACGGTAAAGAACTCATTATTACCAATTTTGAAATTCCTGAATAAGCGTTAATCAGGATACAGCTCCTCGCACTTTAAAACTAAATTGCCCATGATTTCGGTCATGGGCAATTTACGTTTATATGAGCATGAATAATCAACTTTTACGCCAGTTTCAGAATCTCGCTTGCATCGGTACAGTCATTGCCGTCGATGCATCTGCATGGAAAATGCGCCTAAAAATTGATGAAAATGAAACGGATTGGATTCCCATTCCAACGATGGCTGCAGGCATCGTCAAAATTTGGCGATGCCCATCGTTAGGAGAGCAATTTTCAGTATCAGCACAAGGAGGTGAGCTCACCAGTGCGGTACCACAAATCAGCCTTTTCTCTGAAACATTCCCACCTCCGAGTACAGATCCCAATGAAGTATTTGTACAAATCGGTGAGTATTTTTTTAAGGTCAATATCACTTCAGGCGAAGCAGTTTTCAAACTCAGCAAATGCATTTTTGATGTGGCTGAAACAGTCTTTACTGGAACGGTGCATGCAGAAGAAACTATTTCATCGGCTGTCGATATCAAAGCTAAAACCATTAGTGTAGTTGGACATAAACATCTCAAAGTACAAAGCGGAAATAGCGTATCGGGAGAGCCTCAACCATGAAAGGTATGTCTCGTCATACAGGCAGAGCGATTTCAGATGATGGCCAGCTCCCTGCTCATTTACAGCAATCTTTGCATGATCTTTTAACCACTCTGATTGGTACACGTTTGTGCCGTCGAAATTATGGCTCACTGGTACCTGACCTGATTGACCAACCCTGCAATGACTTTACCAAACTTAAAATCATGAATGCTTCAGCAACAGCGGTCGTTCGTTTTGAACCGCGTATCAAAATTAAGCAAGTTCAGGTTTCAAGCACAGACCAAGCCAGTGCTTGGGACATTACCATCATTGGAAATTACATCAGCCAATACCGTGAACAAGCATTTTCTCAGGCCTTTACTATTGGAGCTGCTGCATGAGTTCTCTCAATCGCGTCGATCTTTCGTCACTCCCTTTTCCAAACGTCCTCGAGCAGCTCGATTTTGAGGACGAACTTCAGCAGTGTAAAAATGATATTTTGGCGCGTGATCCTGAGCTTGCCGAGGCACTTAATTTTGAAAGTGAACCGATTGTTAAGGTGCTCGAAACATTCGCCTATCGTCTTTTGCTTAAAACTGGCCAAATCAATGCTAAATCCAAAGCGCTCATGCTGGCCTATGCAAAAGGATCAGATTTAGACCATTTAGCTGCAAACCGAGATGTCTATCGAAAAACAATTATCCCTGCGCAACCCAATGCAAATCCGCCTATTGATGCAGTGATGGAATCTGACGAGGATTTACGTCGTCGTACACATTTACAGCCTGAAAGCATGTCGGCTGGATCAACTGGAGCGTATAAATTTTGGGGACTGAGCGCGCATGGTCATGTCAAAGATATCTCCGTCGAAACGCCACAAGAAGGTCATGTCAACATTTGGGTTCAAAGCCATATGGATGAGGTTGCACCCCAAACCTTACTGGATTCGGTAGACCAATCGCTTGATCCTGATACGCGTCGTCCCTTTACAGATGAAGTCGATATCAAAGCAGCCACACCACATGAATGGCAATTGAACGCGACCTTGGTGCTTTTCCCTGGTCCTGATTCTGCCGTGGTTAAAGCAGCTGCTCAAGCAGATGCTCAAGCGTATATTGAAACAATTTCTTCACTTGGTTATGACGTTGCCCGCAGCGGACTGTTTCATGCATTGCATCAAGGTGGTGTTCAAAATGTCCTTCTGAATAGTCCAGCTGCAGATATTATTTTGCCGAAGAATAAATATTCAAAATGCACAGAGGTCACAATCAATATTGTGGAGTTCCGCGATGTCTAAATTATTGCCTCCCAATGCAACCAAACTTGAAAAAAACATAGAGCAGCTTGGTGAAAAGATTTCCAACCTTCCAGTACCCTTTGTCGATTTACATCGTATTGATCGTTGTCCTGTTGCTCATTTACCGTGGCTTGCATGGCAACACCGCGTCGAATATTGGTTACCTGAATGGAGTGAGCAAGAAAAGCGAAATGCGATCCAACAAAGCCAATCCTTTAATGCGCAGCGCGGAACACGATCGTCCATTCAAAGCCTACTCAGTACCGTTGTCACGTTTTTCCAAATCAAAGCATGGTACGAATTTACCCCCAAGCACCAACCTTTTTCATTCGTGGTGATTATTGATCCACTCCATCTACTCAGTATTGATCAACTTTTACAAGTACAAACCGCAATTGAGGCAACCAAATCTGCGCGGGATAACTATTCCATTTCTGCCCATGTTCAGTCCGAAGGCTATTTATGGCTGGGTGGTGCATGCGTCACGGGTGAAACGGTTTATATGGAAGCAATTTAGGAAAACATATGCCCTCTAAATATTATTTGACCTTGACCAATTATGGCTCGGATCTCATTGCCCAAGCGCATGAGTCTACCCCACTCAATTTAAAAAACTTAGTGATTGGCGATGCCAATGGCGTCCCCTATGACCCTTTGACTGCAATTGACCGTACGCATTTGGTCAATCAAAAAGCCAGCGTCCTTATTCAAAATCTAGAAAAAGTTGAAAATGTTGTTCGTGTCACCGCCACTGTTGGGGCGAACATCGGGGGCTTTAATATCCATGAAATTGGACTGACAGATGAAACTGGCCAGTTGGTGTACATTGGCAATTACCATGGTGGCTATAAGTCTCTTTTTGAAGATGGTGCAGGCGGTGAACTTTCATTTTCAATCGACATCAAAGGCGAAGCTGCCAACAAGATTAATTTGACTATCGATCCCAATATTATTACTGCAACCCAAGCATGGGTAGCACGTAACTATGTCAAAGTCATAGATGTAATCGACAATTTAACGAGTGAAGATGCTGATAAACCCGTCTCTGCCAAGCAGGCTAAACATCTACAAGACCAGAAGTTAGATAAAGATGAAAATGCTGTCAGTGCATCCAAATTAGAAACAGCCCGCATGATCAATGGCATTGAATTTGATGGAACACAAGACATTAACTTGCCCACATTAGGAACAAGGTCACCCGTTGATGTCACCGCTCTTCGTGCTTTAAATACGGTATATACCAACACTGATCCTACACCAAGATTTGTCTTCATCTTTGGTGGCCGCTCCAACAGTGCTCGTAACGAGATCATTGTAGATGGCGTCATCGTATCTGAAATCCAAGCAGCAAATAATTACTACGACTCTTCCACTATGGTTGGCGTCGTGAACCCGGGTAAAGAATATGAAGTTACAGGATCAGACATTTCGAGATGGGTGGAGCAATGAGAAATTTTTTTAAAAAAGATGGACGAATATATGAATTTGAGCCTGATGGTTCTCAAGATCATTTAATCATAGATGGGATGATTAGATTAACTGAAGATGAGGTTTTCCTGCATTTGAATCCCGTGCTTACGCAAGCTGAAAAACGATTACAAATGCCGTTTCTCAAGCCCGCTGACTTTGAAATTAAACTGTATCAGGCGGACAAATATGAATTAGTTAAGGACTACATCGATACTCGTGCCAGTCTACCCGTTCAAATTGCGTATAACAGAGCTACTTATTACAACCGAACCGACCCTTTTATCTTGGTGATTATGAATGATTTAAACATTACAGATGATGAAATGGACGCAATATGGGAGTCAGAATTAAAATTCTAAAATCCTGATTAAAGCTTATTCAGGATTGCCTTCATAGCAAAAGATAGCCCTTCAATTCATGATGATTTCAAAAGTAATTCAACTTTTATGGAGTCATCATGACAGAGTTTCACCACGGTATTACAGCGCGAGAATCCGCTGCTGGAAAAATTCCAATTCGCAATTCTGATACCAATATTATGGCGATGGTTGCCTATGCGGATGATGCAGATGAAGACGCATTTCCGCTGAATACCCCCGTACTGGTTACCTCGGTCAACCGTGTTTTACCCAAAGCCGGTGCAATGGGAAATTTACGAAAAAACCTAGAAATCATTAGCGCAATAACCTCTCCAACCTTGGTCGTGATTCGTATTGCTGATCCATATGCAGAGGGTGAATTTGATCAATCAGTCGTGATTGGTACTACCGCAGACAATGGCCAACGTACTGGCTTACAAGCCTTGCTCACCGTCAAATCACAATTAGGCATCACACCGAAGATTATTTGTGTTTCTGATACTGAAACCATCGATGTTGCAAACGCCTTAGGTGCAATCTGTAAAAAATTACGCGCTTATTCTTATATCACTCCGCGTGATGCTGATGGCGTGGTTTTTGAAGATCCTGAAGATGTGGTGAATTTCCGAAATATGTTGGCATTTCGAGAAATTGAATTGATCTGGCCTGAATGGACCAGTGGCAATGTACTGCTTGGGGAGGATACAAATACGGTCTTAAGTCCGACAAAGATTTATATTCAGCAAACGGATATTGATGGCGGAAATTTGACCTACGACCTCTATATTCAAGGCAATAAAATCGAGAGTAACGAATTCGTCAACACAATGGGGCAAGCTGACTCCCGTGCCGTCTTTTTTGATCTCGTTAAAAAAATTGTAGCCAATTACATACCGCCTATTCGTGTTGTTGATGCTGGCGGTGGTATCGGGCACTTTCAAGCTGTAGCTAACTACGTGACTGGTGGAAACGGTTTATCAGCACATGGCCTCATTCGAATTGTCTTAAAACGTAACTCCCAACAAGAACAAGACATATTCCCTCTGTTTATTGACCAAGACACAGGCCTTCCACTCGCTAGTCCTGTGGAACTTGTTTCACTTGGCGAGTCTATGTTCCCAGGATTTTAATTATGGCTCTTAAATACGGACCAGGCATTTTAACCGCTGCCGTTGTTGCTGCAGCGCTACGTGCAGAAACTGACAAAAAAGTCGGTTGGCATAAATCGCTTTCAAATATTCCAGTCGTCGGTCCGACTGGCATTAGTCAGCCGATTACATGGGATCTTGAAGATCCCGATACCGATGCGGGCTATCTCAACAGTAAAGATATCACCACCATGATTTTGCATGATGGTGCTCGTTTTTGGGGTAACCGCAATTGCTCAGACGATCCACGCTTTGCATTTGAAGTGGCGACCCGAACTGCACAGTTCTTGTTAGACACCATCATTAATGGCTGTTTTCCATTTGTCGACCAACCGCTTACGCCTTTCTTGGCCAAAGACATTATTGATTCGATCAATGCCAAATTGACCGAGCATGTCAATGCCAAGCGCCTGCTTGGGGCTTCAGTTTGGTATGACCCTGCTGAAAATACTATTGAAAACTTATCGCAAGGTTTGATGTGGATTGACTACGACTACACCCCAGTTCCAACACTGGAAAACTTAGGTCTCAATCAACGCATTACCGACCGTTATTTGGTCAACTTTGATCAACTCATTAATAACGCGGCATAACGTATAGGAGCTGGATGCAATGCTTCCACGTACTTTGAAAAATTTTAATGTGTTCGTAGATACACATTCATGGGCAGGTGTCGCAGAAAGCGTCACCATTCCCAAAATCACCAAGAAAACCGAGGACTTTCGTGCCGCGGGGATGATTGGTGATATCGCTTTGGCGTTGGGCTACGAAAAGCTTGAGGGTGAAGTGGTTTATGCAGGCTTTGATGTTAAGCAGTACCGCCAGTTAGGCGTCTGTGGCACTTCGGATCTGCCTGTTCGTTATGTCGGGATGTATGAACGTCAAGACAATTGCACAAAGCAGATCGTGGAAATTTATACCCGTGGCCAAGCCATTGAACTTGATCCTGGTGATTCCAAAAATGGCGAAAAGACTGAGATCAAAATGTCTTACAACTATACCTATTACCGCATGGAAGTGGATGGTGTAGTCGAAGTCGAACTGGACTTTATTAACGGTGTTGAGCGTTTCGGTGAAACGGATTTAGCACAAAGCATCAAAGAATTGCTTGGTCTATAAGACCAGGCTTTCCCTCTCCCATATTTCTAATGAGCATATGACATGACCCCTGAAGCACAGCAACAAAATCAAGACGCTATTCAAGATCCAAACCTCCGCACCATCACTTTTGATGAAGGCTTTAAACGCGGTGAACAGACCGTTACTGAAATCGTGATCCGTAAACCTAAAACCCGTGCCCTTCGTGGACTGACATTGGTGAACGTGTTGCAACTCGATGTCGACACTTTGGCAAAACTGGCTCCACGTATTACCACACCGACCATGACTGAAAATGACGTGTATGAACTGGCACCTTCGGATCTCACCAAGTTGTCAAAGGAAGTGATCGGTTTTTTTGTGAAGGCCGAGGACGAAGACTTCCAATAAGTGTCGATGAAATCATTGCAGATTTAGCCGTGGTGTTCGGTTGGACACCCGACGTCTGTGATGACTATGAACTGGATGAATTGATGGAATGGCATGAACGTGCGCGGGCACGTTGGGAAACAGAGAGCAAATGAGTCAAATTAGCCTAAAAGCCATGTTAGAACTGGTGGACAAAGCCACTGCCCCACTTAAAGACATCATGGGTTCAAGTGAAAAGACCTCTGATGCTTTGCGCACCCAACGTGAAGAATTAAAGAAATTGAGTAAGTCTCAATCTGATATTACCTCTTTCCGTCGTTTATCCAGCGCGCTTAAAGGTACTCAAAAGGACTTAGAATCGGCACAGCAGACTGTTGCTCAACTTGCCCAAGCGCATGCCAATGTTGCCAAACCGACTCGGGCAATGACCAAAGAATTTGAGAAAGCCAAACAAACGGTTAAGGACTTAAAACAGGCAGAGCAAGATCAGCTTCGGCAATTGCAAATGCTTCGTACAGGCTTAAATCAAGCAGGTATCAGTACAAAATCCCTGAGTCGTGATGAACGTGACTTAAAGGCCAAAGTGGATACAGCGACGCAAGCTTTACAGCGCAAGAAAGCTCAACTCGATAAACAGGTTGCCAGTCAAAAACGACTCAATAACCTCGTTCAGCAACATAAAAATGCACAGGACTTAATTGGCAAAGTCTCTGACACTGGAGTACGTGCAGGTGCAGCAGCTGCAGTCGGTGCAGGTGCTTTAGGTGTCCCAATCAAAGCTTTTGCTGAAGCAGAAGATGCAGCGACGACTTTAAAAGTCTCCATGATGCAATCGAATGGCCAAGTGGCCAATGAATTTACAGCCATCAATGAACTGGCCAATAAGTTAGGCACACAGCTTCCTGGTACAACAGCAGACTTCCAATTAATGATGGCTAAGCTCGTCCAGCAAGGTATCAGCTACAAAGCCATTCTTGGCGGTGTTGGTCAGGCTGCGGGCTATTTGGCCGTACAACTGAAAATGCCTTTTGAAGATGCTGCTGAGTTTGCAGCAAAAATGCAGGATGCCACCAAGACCTCAGAAAAAGACATGCTCAGTTTAATGGATACGATTCAGCGATCGTATTACTTGGGTGTCGACTCCACCAATATGCTGCAAGGTTTTTCCAAACTATCGGCAGGGATGAAAACCATCAAAGCCGAGGGCTTAAAAGGCGCTCAGGCGATGGCTCCCCTCTTGGTCATGGCAGATCAAGCAGCAATGGCTGGTGAATCTGCAGGTAACGCTTACAGTAAGATTTTTGCATCGATGATGGACAGTAAAGGCATTAAAAAGGCCTTGAAAGGTTCAGGTATGGCCATGAACTTTACCAATGGTAAAGGTGAGTTCGGTGGACTGGACAATATGTTCAAGCAGCTTGAAAAGCTCAAAGGCCTTTCAACTGAAGCACGGTTGCCGATCCTGTCGGGTATGTTCGGCAATGATGCAGAAACCATCCAAGCCTTGAACCTACTGATCGACAAAGGCAAAGCAGGCTATAACGAAACCTTAGCAAAAATGAATGCTCAAGCCGACCTGCAGAAACGTGTTAATGAGCAGCTCGGTACCTTAAAAAATCTATGGGATGCAGCTTCAGGAACTTTCACCAGTGCCATGAC